AAACTTTGAATTAGAAGCATTGAACTACATGGAACACTATGGTCTTATCCGTGAAAAAGGTCAGCCAATTGACTACCGTCATTCATGGGATAACGCTAACTTGTTCTCTGCGTGGTTCTTTATAGAGATAGGTAGACAAGGTGACCACCATGACCGTGGAGAAACACACTTCTGGGAGTTAGATGAAGTAGGTTCTCCTAATGCACGTTGTGGTTACTTTACTGAGTTTGTGGTTGCTTTAATTCCACCTCTATACCATTCAGTTATGAAGAGAAAATTAGCAACATGGGATAGAGACTTTGCTACTGAAGGCGAACTACAAATAGCAGCTAAGATTAATGAGCAAGCAGGTTATACAATGCCTGAAGGTCACAACTCTTATAAGGCAATCTAACTATGTAAGTAATACACACCTACAAAAAAGCCCCCAAGGATATTTTCCAAGGGGGCTTCTTTTTGCCTATAGTTTAGTGTACTTTCTCCTTCGTACCTAACATTGCACTTACCTGAGATTCTAAAATATCAACTAACTCTCTCAGCTCAAGGTAGTTCTTAGCCCAGCGTACTGGGTCTGCCTCCATTGCATTAGCTAGGTCGTTTACATCTTTTTCAATCATACTTTACCCCTCACAAGCTACACACTCTCCAGTTGAACCACGAACCCCTGCCTCACTGCGTATGTAGTACAGGGACTTAATATACTTATCTTTAAATGCCAGCTTATGCACTCTACTAATCTCCTCTTCTGGAGCATCTGCTGGGAAGAATAGGTTGAGGCTTTGTGCTTGACATATAAACTTCTGTCTTACACTAGCTAGCCTAATCAATACCTCTTGGTTAATCTCAAAGGAAGTTTTGAACACTACCTTCTCTTCATCAGTTAGCCAGTCTACTAGCTGTACTGAACCGTTGTCTGCAATAATAGCGTTGATGTTGTCATCGTTATAAACTCCCTTAGCTCTCATCAAGTCTACTAACACAGGGTTGATACGGTTAATCTCTCCTGCTGGGCTACCCTGTACAAACACATTCTTATATACAGGCTCGATACCCTGACTAACACCACCACAAATAAGCGCACTAGAACTGTTAGGAGCGATGGCTAGGAGGTGTGTATTACGTACCCCTGTACCCTTACACCACTTAGGCTCTCCCTTCGTCTTAGCGAGCCACTCAGAGCCTTTCTTAGCCTCTTTCTGAATACCTTTAAAGATAGTAGAGTTTAACATGTGTGCTTCCATTGATTCAATATCAATCATGTTCTGTTGTAGGTAGCTGTGGAAACCTAGTGTACCTAGACCCAAAGCCCTACCACTCTCTGTAAAACGCACTGCTTTCTCTAAACCTTTAATACCTCTACCCATCTGTATAAACTCTTCAGCTACACAGTCTAGGAATACAATAGCATTTTGTACTGCGTCTGTATCTTTCCACTCATCATACTTAGCTAGGTTCATAGAACTGAGTACACACGTAAAGGTATGGAACTCATCAGCAGGTAGGGTTATCTCTGTACATAGGTTAGAAGCCTTTACAGTTAAACCATGAGTTCTGTACGCCTCTGGATTAGCTCTATTCATTCTATCTATAAATACAAAGTAACCTTTACCTGTTACCATCTTAACTTTAAGCGCACGTTGGTATCTAGCAACAGCCTCTTCATCACCTGACTCTAGTTGCTCGATGAACTTATCTGTTACTAGCCAACCAATGTTACAATCATCTGGGTTGTTTAATGTATGTGCTGCCACTTCCCAGAAGTCTGTATGCTCTAGTTCGATGTATCCTGCCCATGCACCTCGTCGTGTATTTCCTTGCGACACATCTCTGCTAAGCTGGATATAGTCTCTAAGGACTGGCAATACCCCAGAAGCATTACCTCCTGAACTGATGGAATCTCCTCTACCTCTAATTGCGCCAAGATAAGATGAAGTTCCAAAACCGTTTTTTGTAAGTATTGCAGTTTCTTTTTGTGATTCGTAAAATTCATATACACTATCTCCTACGTAGTTACCTGAACAACTAACTGGACATCCTCTGTTTGTGCCCATGTTAGCTAGGACTGGTGTAGAACAAGCTAGGTGTCCAGACCAGAGTAGGTTAAAGAATACTCTATCCCAATGGTCTTTGTCAACCCCCATGTGTTTAGCTGCTGTACTACTTATGCGTTTATAAATACTATATAAGTCTGGGTACTCCTCTGTTGTGTACTTCTCTTTAAGCAACTGCCAAGCAGAGGTACTATACCATTGTGGTAGTTTCCCTGTGGCTTGTAGTTGCTTTCGTTCTGCGCTTAGTTCTTCGTATATACTCTTCATATTACCATGCAAACCTTGTCTCTTGCCAATCCCTGTTATAACTGTTCCCCTGTTTATGGAAGAAGTCATGTAGTTGTGGCGTATTAATGTTTTTATAGAACCACTTAGAGATAGGGTCATAGTCTACCTCATACAGTGGTGCTAACCTTAGTTGTTCAAGGCAAAGGTTTAACCTAGCTTGAATAAAGTTCTTCATCTGTAAGTCTGTGACACCTTTAATCTCACCCTTCTCAAATATCATATCAATGATACGGGACTCATGCTCATAGATTTTACCACAGGTCTTATAGATTTTCTTATCTAACTCTTTGTTGTCTAGCTGTTCACTCTCTTCTCTTAATGTATTGAATAACCAAGCACCTGCTAGACTGTGTAGGTTCTCATCCCTTACACTGAAGTTAATACCTGCTGCCATGTTGACTAACTTGTTCTTACCCTCAGCTTGGAAGTGCTTTAGAAAGGCGAAGTTAGAATACAGTACAGCACCTTCTACAATAGAACCAACTGCTAACGAAGCTAACGTATCATCACCTTCAAACTGCCTATCTAACCAGTCCATACGTCCACGTAAGGTCTTGTCTTTAACGTAACTATTATAGAACTCCTCAGTGTTTAGGTTCATCACCTCGTTAATCTTGTTGTAGAAAGGTGCGTGTACGTTAAGTTCAAACATACCAAACACGGAAGCCATACGCTGTATCTCTGGTCGTCTAAACTTATTACGAATAAAGTCTAACCAGTAGTCATTACCTACGTGTGTTTCATACAAGGTAAATAGTTTTAACACAGTTACTACTCCGTGCATCTCTGCTTCTGTAAGATTGTTGTGTAGGTCATGTAAGTCCTTATCCATACCAATCTCTTTAGCAGTCCAGAAGATGTCCTCTTGCAACTCTGCAAACTGCTCTGCCTGTGGGTATGCAATAACGTAAGCCTCTTGTTTGTCTGTAATCATTTACTCTTCCTTTACAAATATGCCATCTATCATCTGACCCCTACGGTCTTTGATATCATTATAGGCGTGTTCTAAACATTCATCAATAGATAATTTATGTCTCTCTGCTATGTTGATTAGCACTACAATAATATCACCAATATCATCAATAGGACTTTGCCCTGTAGATAATGAGTCTACTAACTCAGTTACCTCTTCGATTAACTTCTTTACTTGTGCTTGGTCATTAGAGCCATTGATTAAGTTCCTTGCATAATGCCAGTTAGTTATCTTCTTAATAGTAAACGTAGCCTTTGGGTTTTCATTATTCGTCATTCCAATCTTCCTCTTCCATCATTTGTACTACCTCTATCTTATACACAAGTCCGTAACCAATAATCCACTGTACTAAGAATGCGTGTTCGTATAGTTTATACTTAGGATTAAATATATCATCGTACTCTACATAAGTTGTAAACCCTATAAAAGGTAGCCAGAAGCCAAACAGGTTCTTACCAAACAACTTAATAGGGTTACTAGTATCCATATTATCTACTCCAGTTTTCTAATATCTTCTCAAGGTAGTGAATAGCTTTCTTAATATCTTCTTCTCTACTACCTTTGGTTCTGAGCAAATACTTAAGGGCATTGCCCTCGTAGAAATCTAAATGATAAGCATCAATAATATCCCAAGGTTGTATTAGGTGTTTCTTATAATGGTCTCCACCTACCTGTTTGTCCGATGCTCTCTCTTCATAGTGTAACCCATCATTGCCGTTCTGCCCAATGATATCTATTCTACTTGTAGCTTTACCACAAACACCCTTATTGATTAGGTCATATCTACCTAAATCTTTCATACGTTGTTCTTCTTCTGGTGTCATTATATCAATTTCCATAACGCTCTCCTAAATACGATAAACTAACTGGCATTTCATCAAAGCTACCATTATTAACTTCGTTTAACATCCAAATACCTTTCCAACTACCATTACCCTGACTACCTAAGTAAGCCTCGTCATGTTGATAAAAGATACCAGCAAAGATGCCAGTCAATGCAGTACCATCACCACGCTTACTAAAGGCTATGTCCCTGTCTTGTACATGACCCATCACACAACTCATGTGTTTCTTAGTAAGCATAGCCCTAGCACTTGATACTGGTCTACCCATAACACCACTGGTAAAGAAGTGGCAGAAGCCAACACCCTCAATGATTACTGGTTCTTTATAATCTATAACTTCCCAGTCATCTAGGTTAAGGTCTTTATAACCAATCACATCTTCTAGTACAGCATCGCTTTCTACTGCACGTTCTATTCTTTCTTCATGGTTACCCATTGTAAATACCATACGTGGTTGCCATAACTTCTTCTTATTACGTTTCAACCTTTTCATTTCTTTCTTGATAGGTTCTAGTAATAAATCCATAGCCAGGTTACCTGCATCTACATCATCCTTATATCGTCTACCTTCAAAAGACTTCTTGCCTTTATCATAAGAGGATAAGCTAGGCATATCCCAATGGTCTCCAAGGTGTACGATAACATCTGGCTTCTTCTCTGCAATGTACCTACCTGCATACAGTAGATGTTCCATAGGCACACCCTTCTTAACCTGTGTATCGGGTATCACTACAATCTTAGTCATAGTCATAGTCCTCTAAGTAGTCCAAGAAAGCATCTTCATTGGCTTTGAATAAGTCTTCCTTATTAAAGTCTAACTCAAGTTCATTATACTCTTCGTCTGTTACGTCTTCAACAAAACCTTCAGGTAGTAAACCTCTTAGATAAAGTTCGTTTAATAAGTCGGTCATTTCAGTTATTTCTAACACACTAGCTTTACCTCCACACTCAGAACAGTTTCTACTATACCCAACTACTTCATACTCTGGGTCTTCCGCACCA